ACAAAAATACCCTCAGTCAATATACATACTTGCCATTCAGGTGTCTGTATATCAATATTGAACACATAGCCCGGCTGTTGTTCGTTAATATATTTTGTATTTTGTTATCTAAGAATCGACTAGTGTGACCAACGATTTTGTTCTTATATGTGTAGGGGATGATTATTCTATTTGCGTAACGACCTTTTGCAGTGGGTGTTATTAAGAACGGATACTCATTATAATTTATCCCCCTCGACTGCACATAATCAATGTACACTTTGTGTAAGGGATTATTTCCATCTAACAATTCACCTTCGGGCAATTCATGGTCATTGAATTTGATTTTTATTTTTTGTTTTTTCTGTATGACAATATCTAATAAATCTTTTTGTTGTAAGCTTTCTAAACTCCATTTACTGATTTGTGTATCGTCAATACCACACCATAACAATAATTGTTTTGTTTTATAGCTTATGCTACGACCTAATACAAAGTTACATTTATACCCACAGTTGAAACAATGCATGGACCAATTAGTTTGTCCGTCAAATTTAATACCACCTCGCATTCTGCGATCAGGCTTATGACCCAGATGACTACAGCAGATAGCATTAAAACTATGCCATCCACTAGTGGTTGTTTTCTTTTTGCCGGGAATTATAGATAAAATATCAAACATTAGTAGTAGTATAACATACTCTAATAATGATATCAACAACTATGGTTGTTTATCTTACTAATATATTGGTTACTATACCTGCATTGCTTTCAAATTGCATTCTAACATATGGATGAAATCCATTAACCACATAACCTTTTGTTTCGGTAACTTCTTCGTATGTATCAGCAAAGATAGGATACCAATCGCTATCTACATTTGTTGATCCTTCTATTGCAATATTACCATAATAATTACTATATTCTGCTTGTAAGGTTAAGATATTAGTGTCAGTAGATATGACGCTGGTATAATATATTATATTGCTATCGCTGGTTCCGTTAGGATAGTTATTAGGAAAGGCCTGGCCTGTTGGAATGGTTACAGGCATTGAAGGTATGAAGCTAGGAAGTACGCTGTTAACGATATTCATATCACCACGTGCACCTGCATTTTGGTCAACAAACACAGGGAAGTCAAAATCACCGACAGGGATTTCTAATGAATAATAACACTTCTGTGCGTCAAAACCATCGATATCCGCAGGACTTACTTCCAAGGCTGCAATACCCGTTGCAGGTAATTGTAATGTTAATGCTTTCTGTAATAATACTTCTCCACCTGTGGAATTAAGGATCCTACATGTAATAGATTTACCTGTAATATCTACGGGTTTCTGTTGTTGGTTTAGAAACTGGAACTGTATTTGATTGTCCACACCTTTATGTAGGGTCAATGGTTTGGCATACTGAGGCATATAACTCCTTGGCGAATATCCTGATAATAATACAACGATCTGGCGTTGTGTATAAACAAAAACTTGGGTTGAGTACACAAATGTAATCTCCTATTCTGTATTTAGTCATCCGTATATATTAATTTATTATCGGGTAAATTCTGCCGATAAATATATCCGAGACTATATTTTTTAATGATACATAACGAGTTTTTTAAGCGATTAAGTGAAAATCACCCCTTCATAACCATTTGTTCCTACGCAAATCAAGATTATGTGGGCATTGTCCAGAACCGTGACGATATAGTCACCACTATATATGACTATGGATCTATCATAGATAATGTTGTCAAAGACAAATTCTTGGAACTAGGAGACGTTTGGTGGTGGGAAAGTAATAGATTAATCCCCATCAATCTATTTCTAAAAGATGAATGGAGTATCTTTAGACCCTATCTCAGAACCTTCAATAACAAAAGTCTCACAATACTGCACGGTCCTGTATGTAGTATCATTGAATTAAATAAACGCAGAAGCAAACGCCGTAGCATTACTCTAGTAAAACGCTTACCCTAATAGATTCATATGCACAGCAACAAGCCATGAATAACTTATGGCATGAGACTTCTTAAAAGTATATCCATCAGTTCCCTTATCCCAAACAGTCTTAGCAATATCACTCCATCGTTCACCAATCAAATGCTTTTTACCGGGACGAATTACTGCTAGAAACATAGCTAATCTTGGAATACTATCTACTGGTTCTGGCATCTTTTGTAGATTGTAGTACTGATTATTCAAGTGAATTAACTTCTCTACAAATACAGGATCTTTAAGTTTGCTCCAATTGGGTTCATGCATTAACTCCATGAGATGTGCTTCATCACGAACCTGATTATAAACGTGTACATTCAATAAATCTAATTTAAAATACCCGCGTTTTTCCGCAACTGTGTAGTCAATACTTGCTATGTTGTTAACTGGATCATATGGTATATCAGTAATATAAACACCGGTAGCATGATTGCGTATAGGTTTAACATTACGCATTGCCGCTCTGGTATGAGGTATTAACTTTAGTAGTGAATCTCTATCACCAAAGTCAATATCAATGTCTGAATCTATTCTCATTTTGGTGCTACTAGTTCTGCTTTAATTAATTTAGTATACGCTTTTTGCACTACAATAGCTTGTCTTTCGGCATCTTCTACTGCTTTGTGACTTGTGGTGTGACCACCATCGCTAAGTTTAACTCCTGCTATTTCCCACAATGTTCTAGTATCACGCATTGTCCAGAAAGGCCAAGGAATAGGATTAGGCTTGTCACTTGTTTGGCGCCATGCATGTTCCATTACTACCAAATCAAATGGCGCACCATTACTCCAAACAGCACGGCGATTCCAACAGAACTTATAAAGGGTCTCCATGCACTCTTTAAATGGCACACGTCCCCCGTCTCCCATAGCTTCTTCAAGTGCTTCAGGGCTCTGCTCACTCCACCATCGTAATGTGTCCTCATTAATACTCCTATTGTAAATCTCTGTTTGATCCTCAACAGTTGGACGCAATTCTAATCGTTCAACTACTCCACTACCTTTAGGGTCAAATCGTACTGCACCAATAGTTAAGATAACACAATCAGGTGTTGTATCTAAACTCTCAATATCAATCATTATATCCTGTGCCATATTATGCCTGTAATGTTTTCCAAATATATTTCTTCTCTAAGTAATCTTGAAACTTTATTGCTTCAGCTTCACTATTAAATGCTACACCCTTAATATCATACATATCCTCTAGGTATCTAGCATACTCACCATTAATATCTTGTGCCCAAGTGTAGCATGTAATCCACATGATATCTACTTCTCCACCACTTAATACCCCTGCCATTATTGCGATACCAACTTCGTCACTACCAATGTCGGCAAACAACACAGCCAATAGTCTTTTCTTTGTGTCAAACTGCCGGATGCTCTGCCATTTAGGCCATGATACTAGAAATTTATTGTTTTGTACAGTAGTTATGGGAAAGGGTGTATTATTCATTGGAATTTTAATAAAAATATTAGGTACTTCTTTTCGTCAACAATCTCATAACCATCAGTTATGTTACCATTAACTATGTTCATTCTTATACCATATTGTCCTATAATGTAATCTTCAAAATCATATGCGTCAAACTCTTTGTTCTGTGCCATATATTCTTTACGCACAAGTTTCAATGCCGCCCAATAATCCCAACGTTTCTTACGCTGTTCTATATTTGGATCATCGTCATCATAATCTTGTATTTTAGGTACTACGGTCATACCTTTCATCAACTCCACCTCAATGTAAACATAATGTAATCTTTTTCATATCTAAACTTGACACTAGCCGCAAAATTGTTAATAACAGCCCACCTACAATGTCTTTCACATTTGCCTATATTAGCATATAACCAATCAATTATTTCTAGGTATTTGTCAAGATATTTTACTTCTACATTACATGTATACCATCCAGGTTTAGTATTATCCCAACCTTGGTCTTTATTAAAATGTTCAATTATTATTGCCATTTTAGTGCAAAGTAACTAGCATTACTATCATTGTAAAATGTAAACCTTGCATGTCGTTTTACAACAGGGTCATGGCTAAAGTTGTCATACTTCTCTTGGTAGTAAGCATAGTCAAAATCAACACCCTGAATATAGCCCATTGTCCTTAACTCTTGTCCTATTTCCATAGTTCTTTTAGCAGTAATATATAGGATAACGTCAGCCACATTACCCCCATCTTAACCCAAAATGAATAGCATCTTTCTCATCTACAAAATAGAAATCCATATAATCTTCTGTAGGATGTGTGGTATACTTGTCACCCGGTAATCCAAACTGTTCTACTGCCCATGCACAGGTTTCATTCCATGTAGGTATATCATGGAATGGTTTCCATGGTATGCGAACTCTAGTACCCGCCTGCATTTAATAATTCCTTAACTTGATTGACACTTTCTTTGTCTCTGTTAAATTTAACAGCCCATTGCTCTGGATTAATGTAATCCATAATCATTCTTTGTTGGTCATCACGCAATGTACTTAAGAACTGTACACCACTAGAACTTTGATATAACATCCATGGACTAATTCTTCCTCTAGCAATCTCATAACATATATTATTTACATTTCCATAACGTAGATAATCTCTACTTTGAATATGTTCTGGTTCAGCTTTTTCCATTGTAGTTTCAATACTACGATGTATCGCATCTAACGGATCTTCCACTCGCAAATATTCACATAAAAACTTTGTATAATTAGTATCCTGTCGCCAGTTATCAACACGGATGTTATTTTTTAATAACCAATCACTAAATCTACTTACATTGATACATTTGATATCAACGCAATAGTTGCCAAACTTTATAAAGGCTAGATAATAAGGATTGTTAATAAATTCTTCATAGGTACGATTCTTTGTTCCAGCTGTGTTTTTCTTATAGAATTCTAACCAAGCTTGAAAACCTACACGATTGCCTTGACGGTCACGTTCTAACCATCTACGTTTAGGTTCACAAACATGTCTAAGTATAGTACTTTTACGTTGGAAAGTAGCTTTACAAAACTCACAATGTTGTGATGAATCAATTTCCTCGGTCTTTTTCATATTGCTTAATATCTTCTTCAGTCACTAATTGACTAAGAATCTCAATGTCTGATTGTTTTAAATTAGGATATGTTGCTGCCAAATAACATTTACGTTTATGTTCTAACACAAAAGCTTTTGCGATCTCATCAATATCATCACTATCTACTTTGGGATAGATTTTAGTATAATATTCTTTTATCTCTTTTGTTTTAGCAGGCTCTTTCAATGTTGTTATTTTACTACCTAAATGAGGTATCCATTGATGTAACTGTTTACCTAATCCCGGGCTACTAGCACATAACATATACCATTGCAATTTAGGATGTTTCTGTACATATTCATTGAACAAATGTTTGTTAGCGTGATAGTCAACACTACGTAAATAATAACCTTGTAGTTCTCCTGCACCTTTGATAGCACTAATCCAATGTGTCATCATGTAGGGTACAAATTTTCTTTGTTGTTCTTCTGACAAACGATCATAGTAACCATAGTCTTTCTTGTCAATAGCACTAAGTGCATCAAACAAATCAA